CACTTTCACACCTGTCGATCCTATTTCGACCCCATCAAAGATACACTGCCAACCTCAAATAGGAGATTTCGTTGGCCATGCCCAGAACAATGTTCCTTTTTAAACAGTGTATCTATGGTGGAGTCGCCGGGTACCGCCCCCGGGTCCAGTATGTGTCTACGTTGCTTCAACGCTAACAGTTTATTTATACACTACCATTTGGGCATTGTCAAGAGTTTTTTTTGACTGCGAACAGCATCCATTAATCTTGTAAGTTGTTTTGTATTATCATATGGATTATTTTGATGGTGTGTGCTACGCCATTGTGTGCTGTCGTTACACTGCTTTGAAAATTCTTTGTGTAGTAGTTGATCTAAATAATCTAAATCTGTTTCGCTAAGTTGCGCTATTTTTGAGGTTACCATACTTTTTTCTCCCAGGCGTTTTCAAACTGTTCATCATATTCATAAAGAGGGGCACCGTCGGCTCCAGCACGCCAAAGGCGATTGAAGTATCCATTATAACATTCCATAACTGTTTGAGGTGATACGTTGAGGTGACCCTTGACCATAAAGAATATTCTATATTCTTCTTTTAGGTCATTTTGTCCTAGTTTCTTCAACATAATGTATTTACTCTTTTATAAGATGTTGACGCTAACAGAACTCTTTTTGTATATATTGTTTGAGATTGTGTTGAGTTAACTCAGTACCTAATGTGTAATAAATCAACTCTTGTGCTGCATCTCCGCAAACTACATCTACTACATAGTTATTCTTGTTGCAGAACTCTGCAACCAACATTACATCATCATGTTGTATATTATCTACTGCACATTTTGCAGTATCTTCACACACACTGATAGTTGCACAACCAATATCAAATACCATCATCTGAGTCTAAGGCCACTTCTAATATTTCATTAAGAGTAAGATGTTTCATTTCATCATCCAATACTACTTCTTTCATGTCAAGATCGTCATCAGCAGGCTCGTTGTTGCCAAGATATATCATAATATCATTTATTGTGATAGTATCATTAATCTGCGAGGCTGTCCATATTTGACTCATAATCAAACAGTTTTGAATGCTGTTGCGATCTTTTATTTCATTTTTTACTAAAAAGTCAATAGCATTTTGTTTTGCTTGCACATACAAAGAAACTTTGTCAGCAATATTGTACAGGTACTGTTTTTCACTCATGTNTTCAGCTTTTGATCTTGTATTTCTTTTCGACGCTCTGTTATCAATGTTTTTAAATCGTTGAGAGCTTGACGGGCACGAACAGCACTTACTTTTACACCCTCTTGTTCAAACTTCTCTGATTCTTTAACGTAAGTTGCAAATGCAACTTTCATTGCGTCATGTATTTCACTCAACTCAGTCACCTACAATGTGTCCGTAAAGCTCTTTCCAGTTAACAACTTTTTTCATACCATCTGGCACAACTTCGTTCATGTTCCAACCGTGTTCGATTAGTATCGGACGCATGCCTACTGCTTGACCTGCAACTGCATTTGAAAACTTGTCTTCAATCCAGTAGTAGCCAGTGTCACGGTATTTCTCAAGTGCTTCTTCTTTGTCTGCACCTGTATCCAAACACTCTAATACTGGAAACGCAGTTGGACCAAACAACTTGTCCAAGTTCATTTGACGTAGCTTCTTGGCATTAGGATCAAGACTCATGCTTGTAATACAATGAAACACGTAACCATGCTCTTCGTGNAGTCGTTTAACATAAAAACGTGCATCACGTAGTGCTGGTAGGAATGCCATTGCTGCACTTTCATTGAATATCACAACTTGCTTGATAGCTTCTTTTAGTGTGATACCAAATCGTTTGCCGATGTTGTATTCTTTGTTACCATTTTCAATTTCAGTATACCCGTGCTGTGTCATCCAAGCACAAAATGCGTACTCCCAGTTCAACAAAACGCCATCGCAGTCTGTTACAATAATCTTTTCCATATTGTGCCTTTCTAAGCCTTATTATTTGTTATAATACTTTATAGCACAGATTTATAGGATTGTCAACCGTCGTTTGCAAATACGTTAGAACTGCCTGTTGTTATTTGATGTGTTTGACTTGTACCATCCCCATCATAATGATCGCCTATACGTCCTATTTGTTTTCCATTGGCATAAACATTTGGAGAATAAGTATCTAATGGCGGAGCATGATTTATAGCACTTGGTGTACAAGGATCGCCGTGTGGATGACTTTTCATAACATCGTCTTTTCTAACAACGCCTATGTTGTTAACAAAAACATTGCCACTGCCAACATTGCTCGACTGTGTTGTGTTAGCATCCCAGTTCCAAGCAACAGGCACTGAAGGATCACCGGCTCGTCGACATACTCTTCCTCTAACACCGTCGGTACAAGCAACACTGCTTTTTCCGTCTTTCCAAGCTACTCCTGGCATCTATACTCCTAAGCTACTGCTAAACCTGTTGTTGCTTGTACATACTGACTGGCCATATCTTTTGCAGTCTTGTGTACAAATACTATTGCACTTTTATTTAGTTTGATAGTACTGGCAGGGTCCACAGTAAACACCCAAGGACCTAGTCCAATACCTTGCTGAGTTGCTTGTAGTGCTAGTGGCTTGGTGATTTTTATAGTGGTAGCATCTTCTTCAACAAATCTACCCACAATCTCTTCACCTGCTGTGGTTCTAATAGTGACTGTGTCTGTTGCTTTGTATGGTGCTTCAATAATCATAATGAGTGTCCTGTTCCGTTATAACCTGTTTCTTCTAAATACTGTGGAAACTTATCCCAGCCGCCAATAATCTTGCCGCCTACTTTGATTTGCGGAAAGGTGCGAGCGCCCGGAAACATTTCCAATACTTGTTCACGTGTGAAGTCTTCGTCAAGTTGATAGTACTTGTATTCATACTGACGTGTTTCGCATAATGCCTTTGCTCTATCACAAAATGGACATTGAGGTTTGCCGTAGATTTCTATCATAAACTAAATCCTTTAAATGTATCTGTACTTACATCCTGCTTAGTGCCGCCACTAACATATGATGTAATCTCTGTTTCTTGTGGTGCAACTTGTACATCAGCACCACTAATCCATTTTTGTGTCCATGGCAGAGGATTACTTTTTACATTATACGGACTTTTAAGATTAACATTAGTCATTCTGCGTGTACAAATCCATTCGATATAGTCACTTAGCAATACAGTGTTAAGTCCAATCATCGATCCGTCTTTGAACAAATAGTCTGCCCATGCTTTCTCTTGATCAACTGCATCTACAAACATATCAATACATTCTTGTTCTGTTTCTTTTGCAATCTGTTCAAACACAGGATCATCTGTTTTAAGAATCTTTAGTAGCATCTGTGTGCTTGCTAGGTGTAGGTTTTCATCACGGGCAATAAGTTTAATAATCTTAGCATTGCCTTCCATTTGTTTCATTTCTGCAAACGCCCAGCTACATGCAAAGCTCACATAAAAACGCACACCTTCAAGAATGTTAACACTCATTAGTGTAAGCCACAACAGTTTCTTTAGCTCATAAAGATCAACTTTAACCTTCTTACCATTAACTGTGTGAGTGCCTTCTCCTAGTAGATTATACCAACTGCTCTGTTCGATAAGGTCGTCGTAGTACTTTGAGATATCTCCAGCACAATCAACAATCTCTTCAATGTTCATCATCTCATCAAAGATTTTACTAGGGTTGCTGTACACGTTGCGGATAATATGTGTGTACGAACGTGAGTGGATTGTTTCTGAGAACGTCCATGTTTGGATCCAGTTCTCAATCTCGGGTAAACTTACAATAGGAGCAAATGCTTCGACTGGCGCACGACCTTGTACACTGTCAAGTAGGATCTGACGCTTTAGATTTGATGTAAAGATGTGACGTTCATGTTCACTGAGAGCTTTAAAGTCTTTTGCATCTTGGTAGATGTCTACTTCTTCTGGGCGCCAAAAGAATCCTAGCTGTTTATCAGTTAGGCTATCAAAACTTTTATACTTTAGTGTATCGTAACGCTGAATAGTTGGACCGCCAGTTGGGTCTAAAAATGCAGTAACCTTAGTATGGTCTGCTTTGTTTGTTGTGTCAAAGACGCTCATGTGTGTTTCCCTTAATATGTTATCTTCAT